TTATCAAACAACTGGTCACCTTTATGTGAGATAACAAATACATTTGTATCTGAACCCATCTCATGAATTAACTTTAAGAACTCCTCTGTACCAACACCATCTAAACTTGAATCAAATACTTCATCTAGTATCAATAGGTTTGTATTGGTACTATTCTTCAGTTTGGCAATTTGTCTCCATGTAAACAATAGTGCCAAGTCAATACGCATCTTTTCACCTTCAGAAAAGTTGGCATACGTAAATTCATCACGATGCCGACTCTTGATTGTTTCTTCAAAGTTTTCATCAATATTAAAATTGACAAAGAAGTCCATTGCAGTCAAGTATTTGTTAATCAACTTGTTCATGATTGGTAAATACTGTTTGATAATCTTTGTCTTGATGCCAGTATCTTTTAACAAACTGGAGGCATAATCATAATATTGTTTTTCAATCAAACTTTCTTGTAAGGCCGATTGTTGTGTTGCAAGTTCCAATCGTAAATCTTTTAACTTTTGGTTTTCTTCCTCAAGATTGTCTTTACGATTGGAAAGTTCCATTACTTCTTGATTAAGTTTTGCAATGTACTTGTTAACGGCACTTATGGTTGAGTTATGTTTAATTACCTCATTACTATGTGCCTGTACATCCTTAATTACTTTTTCAATCTCTTGGATCCTTTTACTTGTTTCTTCAAACTGTTTTTGTATTTCCTCAAGTCCAGTTCCAACTTCTCCTTTTGCTTGATTGTTTCTATCAAGTTGTCCAGCTCTGAAGGACTCATCGATAAATTGCTTGCAGGTTGGGCAGTTGTCGTTTTGCTCATAGAAGTTTACCTCCTTATCAATCTTTTTTAATCTAGTTTCCAATTTAGATTCGAGTGCCAATAACTTGGAACTTTTCTTCTGCATTGATGTTGCGTCTGTAATCTTACTTTGCAACACTTGAATATGTTTTTGTATGAGATCGATATCACTATTCAATTGAACAATATCTTTTTCTGATTTATCTATCTCTGCCTTCTTCCTCTCTATCTCGGCATCATTGTGTTTCTTATGATCTTCAATATTGGATTTTTGCAGTTTGATTTTTTCTTCAGTCAATTCAATTGCATATTTACTTTTAGTTAGATTGTCTTTTAAATTAGATACTCGTTCTTTAACCAACCCATTCATTGATGAAAAGATTTGAATATCTAATAAATCTTCTATGATTGTTCTACGGTCATTTGACGATAGTTGCATAAAAGGAACAAAGGAGGCCGAACCAAGGATGACCACTTGCGTGAAAGATTTGTAATTTAACTTGAGAATATTCTTCTCTAACAATTCTTGGTAATCTTTTGCAGCTGCATCTTGGTTCAGCAAAACGTTATCGACATATATTTCAAAGATATTCGGTTTGATACCACGAACAATCTTATATGCCTTACGACCAATATTAAACTCAACTTCAACCACACCATCATGATTGTTGATAGAGTTTAATAAGTTTGGTTTGTTTATCTTACGAAATGGTTTACCAAATAAACCAAAACACAAAGCATCGAGAATGGTGGACTTACCTGCACCATTATGGCCAATGATTAGTGTGTTAGTTGATCTGGTTAAATCAATTTCAGTGAATACATTACCAGTAGATAATATATTTTTCCATCTTACTTTTTGAAATAGTATCATTTAAAATGAGGTCCTTGATTCCACATAACTAAACTCTTTCTGACACCTTTGGTAACAGGAGTTACTCGATGCAACAGATATGAAGGGAAAACAATAAGTGATCCTTTTTGATCTTCTTTTACAGTTTCTTCCTTTCCACTGGCCATATATTGAAAATCTCCACCTTCATATTCACTCTTATCAGTTAAAAATAAACTGAGAGATAATTTTCTCATCAACGGATGTACTGTATTAAATTGCACATCGGCATGCCAGTCATAATGAGAACCTTTTTTATTGTAACAGGTATACTGTAATGTTTCATAGTTTGTTAAATCATAATTATAAAACGTATCATTTAAATACCTAACACATCCTTCTAATTTGTTAAATAGCCAATCTGTCTCTTTATTCAAACTAATCCAAGACACATCAGTTATTCTTACTTTCTCGTCTGTAGTAAATTCCCTACCTCCAAATATTTTGGATTCTTCCATTTCTTCATTATCACCAATCTCGATTATTTTATCGATTTCATCATTGGTAAATGCATCGGTCAGATATGCATAAATTGGTGCATGTATTTGTGTGTATTGTGGTAGATTATTAAAATGATAGTTCATTATTTTTCCGTGTTTAAGGCCTCAACATATAATTCACGTAGAATATTTTTCAGTTTACCATTATCGATGCCATCTTCATTAATGGTATCAACGAATTTATTCAGTACCGTTAGTGTATCTTCTGCTTGATCTACCATATCATCATCAAGACCTTCAGAATAATCAGTAAAATCTTCAGCAATGGTAATGTCTGCTGGATTAACACTATACAGGTTATTCATGAACTTGTCAAACAAATACGGGTTTGTTTTGTTCACTACTACCACTTTGACATAGGTGTTTGTATAAGAAGAAAAATCTTTACTGGTAAGTTCAGTTATTGATTCCAACTTATCGTCATATATGACACGATGGAACATGGTATAAGGGTTTTGTATGAATTCCAGTTCTCGACTAGATAAATCAAATATATGAAAGCCACGAGGATCATTATAGTCCTGCCATGTGAGTTCATAAGGATTGCCCAAATAATATATGTCACCATCAGAAGATTTATGGTGATAATGGCCACTAAAGGTAAAGTCAAATTTGTTAAACAGTCCACGTTCCAATCCCTCATGTGATGGCATGCCACGATACATGGCAAAGCCTTCTATTTCGAAATGACCCATACAAACTGAAGCTTTGGTGTTCTTTAATAGTTCAATACTCTCATCATAATTTTCTGGACATATCCACGGCATCATACAGATTTGATGTGGTCCAACATAGATTTCTTCTGGACTATCAATCACATGAATGTTACCATACTCTTGTAAGAGTAGTTCTACCGAATTTACATCATTGGTATTTTTAAAGTATGTGTCATGATTACCAGCCAACATATGTACTTCAATTCCTTGTGTTTCAAGGGTATCAAAGAACATCTCTTTGGTTCTTTTAAGTGTATAGAAGTTTACATATTTGCGGCGATCAAAGGTATCACCAAGAATCAAAAGAGTCTTGATGCCTTCTTTTCGTAATTTTGGAAAGAATATATCACGGTAGAATTTCTCATAATAATCTAGGAAATTAACCGAATCATTTCTGGCACCGAAATGTTGGTCAGTAATTATTGCTACTTTCATTATAATCCTTTTCACGCACAATCATTCATTATAACACTATTCTAAGAACTTTTCAATCCCCTTAGGCTTGTTTGCCGCCTTCTTTGCCTTTTTACTTTCTTCATAGGTTTCAATGAATTCGGATATATTCTCATACAATTCAAATTGCCGAACCATAACATCATCCACATCCATCATCTCGCCTTCATCCAGAATACCAAACTGTTCGGTGGCCTTATACTTAACGTATAACTGTTTCTTTTCTTTCTGTATGCGTCTTAGGAAGGCATAGTAGATGATCTGTGTAAAGTATGCAAAAGGATTCTTGGACTTAGCTGGATCAAAGTTCTCAAAGTACATGAGGCAGTTCTCGATACCATCTCCAATCATTTCATCTTTATGTGGATAGTTTATAAAGTTTGGCTTATGAGATAGACCTTCAGCAATCTTCATGAAACATTCACCTATGTAATTGGGAATGGCCGGTTTCTCCAGTTTTTTCTTTTTAGCTTCCGTACAGGACTCTTTGTAATCTACCAAGGCCTTTAAGAAATCTTCGTTATTAATATAGTGTTTTTGTTTCTTCATAAAATATACCACAGAAAGTTGTTGACTTTGGGCTTGACAACCTGTAAATTCGAGTATGTCCCCCTATGATGTTAATAATCCTAATGGAGTATCCTATCCTCATGATTCTCCATCGCATTTAATATTTCGGTTATTTCTGAGTCAGTCATATCTTGCACCTCTTGTTTGGCCTTTAAGACCTCTTTCAATTTATCTACCGTATTTTGATAATATTCAATAAATGAATCTTCAGGTTCCATCATTATAAGAATATCTTCCGTTTTTAATGTAGTTTTATTATCTTTAATAAGGTTCACAGGTAACCAATTTGCCATAATAAGTTGGCCTGCATATGCACCTCTACGTTCTACATCTACCGTCATAGGGTCATGTATGTCCATTTCTTCTTTACTAAAGACATTACACATACCAATAATATCCTCACCACTCTTTAATCTAACTATTTTTACCATCATTTTTTAGTCCTATCTTGTAGATTTTGAATGGAAACTTCTCCTCAGTATATATCTTTATTCTTTCCACAAAGTGTCTAAGAGTAAAGTTCATATGTTTACCAACTCTGAGATCATCCGCAATATCATAAAGTGTTGCTATTTCTTTACCTTCTGATTTTCTAAGTCCACGGCCAATCGATTGCAAGTTTCGCACTCTCGATTTGGAGGGACTCGCAAAGATGATGTTGTGTAAATTTCTAATATTAATACCCGTACTAAAAGTACCAAAAGAAGCAACAACAATTGCATCATTTTCTATCTCCATAATTCTTCTAATTTCTTCTCTATCGGATGTTTCAGTCCCACCGTGAACAAAGAATACTTTTCTATCTCCTATCTTCTCGGTGTTTCTTATCATATCATACAGAATTTGGCCATGTTTGTCAACCATTTGATATAAAATTAAGGTATTTGTACCTAAACTTATGGCAAGATTCTTGATAAATTTGTTTCTTGATTCGTTTGAAATAAGATACTGTATTTCATCCTGATATGTTTTACTTTGTAGTTCTTTACATATCGAATCATCATGTTTTAATACTAAACATTTAATTTGAAAATCCGATACTTTACCTGTATCAATCAGTTCTCTGGTTGAAATAACATTCTTTGCACGGCCAAATAAACCTTCTAATACTAATTTGTGTGTTTTTGTTCCATCTAATGTACCTGTCAAACCAACTCTATACTTGGTATTAATACATGATGTCATAATAGTGGCAAGAGATTGTGCCTTGAATAGGTGTGCTTCATCACCTATAATATAATCGAATTGTTCAAAGTATTCTTTAGGCAATTTATAAAGTGATTGCCATGTGGATATTGTCAAAGATTTCTTAGTATCTTTTTCTTTACCTTGATATATGCGGTGTACATTATCTTCAACAACAAAATCATTATGTGAAGAATAATCTGCAAAGTCTGAATATAACTGTTCCACCAGTGAAGTAGTAGGAACAATTATAAGACCTCTAAGTTTTTGGTAATCTATGAGTTGTCTGATTAATAGGTAAATGATTAAAGATTTACCAGATGATGTAGGTGATACTAATAATTTCCTACGTGCCTGCATGGCCTCGACAAAGGCTTCCAGTTGGTGTTGTTCTACCAAAATTGGTACACCGTGAGCGTATAAATTCAACGAATCGGCGAATTTCTTCGCATGGTATATACTAAATTCATCCTCTACATCTGGCCTGGTATCGTCATACTCAAATGTATAGTTTCTTTCTCTACAGAATTCTTCTATGTAAGATAGTAATCCAAGGTATATGTTATTGTTTCGTGAATCGAATAGACGTATTTTACCGTCCCATATTCTGTTTCTGAATGCCGGAGTAAATTGGTGACCGGGTACAAAGAATGTGAAGAACTCGGACAATTCTTTTGCAAGATGTCTTTCACATTCTATATTTGCATATACCTCATTCTTCTTAGATATTATTAGATCACTGGCCACCTATAAACTTCTCCCACGATATAAAGTCTCTGAGTTGCCATGTTCTTTGTTTCAACTCATTCATAATAGATTCAATTACAGATACTACTTCTTCGTGATATACTTTCTTTTCCAAAAGTTTAATCAAATCTCCGTCTGCTTCTAAGTATGTAGATATGTCGGATTTCAACGTGAATCGAAATGGTTCCCAACCATATTCTTCCAGTTCTTCTTGTGACATCTTACCTGTATAATATTCCCATTTGATTTTACGCATACGTAGGTAATCAAAGTGTGCCTTCTTGGTGGCAATCTTGTGCTTGGTAAGAATAGTGAGGTATTTGTTGTGTAGGGTTGGTATGCGTATCAGTTCTTTACCAGGTTCAGTCTGGTCAATAACTGCATCATTTTCCCAATACTTTAAAACGTTTTCTAGAGTTTCCATAATATATCCAAAAATAACTTTAAAACTACATCATAACACAACCGATGTTACCGTGTCAAGCCGTTGTTATATTATAATATTCATACACGAATGTGGCATCTGCCGTCATGGTATCATCTGCCGAAAGTTTGGTATCAAACTGAATGTCTCCTAAAGAAACTGGAAACAAATTGTGGAATTGTACCTTGATATGTGGGTTGTTTAAGTTGGTAAGTATAGTCAATACCGCATCAGAATAAGGCCTCATTGCCGTTGACTTCTTATTATTCTGTAGTTCGGCAATACGGTTTCTTTCTTGTGTACCTTCTGGTGAGGCAAAAGAACGGAACCAATCATGTATATTTCTCCATGATAATAAATCTTCATCTAAAAGGAAAGTAATGACAAGATTATTATAGGTCATTTTAGTACCAGCAACATAATAATCTAGACCAGGTGATTGTACTGAAATTTGACCACCGTTAATACCAGGTATATTAACCGATTGGCAAAAGTATTGCGTATCAGGTGTTCTATCAAAGGTCAATAAGAACTTTGTAGGTTGTAATGTATTGGTATTTTGTGGGTTTCTATTTAGTACAGTCATGCGAATCTCCTTTGTAGGTATTTAGGAGCAAAAAAAAGACCACCCGAAGGTGGTCTTTAAATGTCACTCTTAGTGGTGACTCTAATATCACATTAGATTTTTGACGCCAAACAAACGATAGTAAACGTTTGATTGTGCATTTAACAAACCATTGCCTTGTGTTAAACCTTGAGCAAATGGGTTTGCAACCATACCGTAACGAGTCTTGAATCCAATCTTTGGTTGGAATGTGAACTGGTCAACTGCACGAACCATTTGTAATGGAACGTATGGGCAATAGAACAGACCAGCATCATAAGGAGAAGTACCCTTATAACCGATTGTTACTAACTCTTGGTTTGATGTATAACCACCAAAGTATGGATCGATGTACACTTTGATACGGCCATGTAACAGACCAGCAAAGGTGTTACCAGTGTCATCAACTTGCAAGTCAGCTTGTAAAGCAGGTGTATAAGAAAGAACACCAGCCATTGCCATTGCGGATGCAACGTCTGAAGAAACGATCAGAACGTTACCTTTACCACGACGGGTTTGCTTAGCGATTACGTTTGCATCACGTTCGATTTGGAAAATCAAACCTTTGAAACGTTCAACAGACCAACGGCCGTTTGAATCGGTATCTAAGTCAAAATAACCAGCGGTTGTTGTACCGTATTGAGCACCAGGAACTGCACAGGTGTAGATTGTACGGATAACTTCACGGTTGATCTCAGCAAGAATCTCTGTTGACAGAATGTTAGACAATTCTGTTTCAGCGTCAAGACCATGAATTGCTTTCAAGTCTTGTGCGAGTTCTAATGAGTATTCAGCTTTCAAAGCACGTGATTGAGCAGTTACAGTAACTTTTTCAATCGAGAATGCCATTTGCTGGAATACGTTAGCACCTGTACCGTAATCAGCAGCACCTAAGAATTCAGCGTTAGGTGTAGGGATTGCAATACCAGTTGTGGTTGTACCAGCTTGGAAGTTGTTTGCAGTATCAGTTGTGGTTGTACCTTGGAAACCGTATGGGTTTGCAGCAGAGTTCGAACCAGAGAATACTGTGTTAGCTTCGTTGAAGAATGCTTCAGAACCAGACTGATTAGCATAACGAGCACGCATTGCAAAGATCAAGCCTGTTGGGCCAGTCATTGGCTGAACGCCAGCTACGTCATAAGCGATCAGATTTGGTAATGCACGGCGTACTAAAGAAATCAAGATTGGGTCAAAGTTCTGAACACCACCTGTAACGTTAGTAGGACCTGCATCTGTCAATGCTTCGTTAAGAGCTTGACGGTCAGATTGCATAGCTTGTTGTTGGTTTTCCAATACTAATGCTGTAACAGCACGCTTGTATGGATCTTTAATTGCTTCCAATTCTGGATGTTCCAGAACTGGCTGCCATTTTTCTTGTAGTTGTTCTGTCAGATACATTTAATTCTCCTTGTAAGTATCTTTATTTAATTACTTAATTAAAGTTTTTGAAATGGATTTTACATACTGTTCCATTAATGGATCAGTTGATGTAGATTTCTTATCTTCTTCTTCGATTTGAACCTCATCGTCTAAAGCAGAACTATCGGCAACTTTAACTTCTGACTTGAAATATGATTCTTTCAAAGTGTCAAGTTTAGTTACAAATTCTTCTTCAGTGGTAAAATCAATACCCTCTGCGAGTGATTTCATTTTTTCCACTTGTGTCTGCGTCAGGCCTTCACACGCTGTGTAGATAGCCTCAGTTTTTTTATGCTCATTTAATTCTTTTTTTAGGTCGATTGCATTTGCGATTTGTTCATTCAATGCATCTTCTAATTCTTCAACCTTGTCTGTTAATTCTTCTACGACATTTACCTTATCTTCTGGAATGTCAATGTAGTGTTCTACAAACAGGTTGCGTAAACCAGAAATAAAATCTTCTACAATCTCAGCACGGAGGCCTTTGTTGATTGCGATTTCGTTTTCTTTGACCCATTCTTCTACCATGTAATTTAGATAGTCATCAACTTTATTTGCCAAATCTTCTTTGATCTGAGTTACAGCTTCTTCGAATTGTTCCATCAATTCTTCTTCTGCTTCGGCAATAACTTCTTCTGCACGAGCAAGAACCGCTGCTTCAAAAATGGTAGTTGCTTTAGAAACAAATTCTTCTGAAAGATTTTCACCTTCGACTAAAGCATCGATATCTTCTTTCATCTTTGCTTTCATCTTATCTTGCATCATTTTGTCGTGCATCATTTTCTTATCATGCATCATTTTCTTTTCTTCTAAAGATTCCATATCTTCCATATCTTCGTCCTCTTCGATTACATCTGTATCTTCTAATTCCGCATCTTCACCAAATGTATCAAATGTTGCACCTGGATTCATAGACATAGTTGCAGCAGGCTTCTTAGCTGGCTTACGATCACGGATAGATTCGTAATCGGTAGCATCTGGTTTAGCAATTGTTCTTAAATCACTACGACCCATTGTCTCTTGTGGTTGACCAGTAATCTTTTCACCTGGTTGCGAACCAACAGGTGGTATAGCGCCTGGAGGTGTTGCGGTTGGTGTACCCTTAGTGTAGTCTGGTAGTGGTTCGGTTGTTTTCTCTGGTCGTTGACCAATCATGCCTACATCTTTTGTGCCATAGGCCACTGATGCAGGTAATCTTGCTGGTTTGTCTTGACCACCACGCTTAGAAGCAATATTGCTATTGAAGGTGTCTTTCGAACCTTCGGTAAGAATTGCTTTAGCGGCGTCTGCTAGGTTTAGTTTTCCCATTTTAAAAATCTCCTTGATTTTGTATTGGATATTTATAATTAAAGTTTTTTCAGGAAGCTTTCAAATATGCGTAGACTAACTTCTTCGATTTCTTGTCTAGATGCTTTACGAATTTGCTTAATAGCCCGTTCGTGTTGCATTTCTGTCCACACACCATTTACTAACATCCACTCTTTGCCTTCCATAATTCCCTGTACAAAAGCACCAGGTGCAGAAGGGTCAGCTACAATATCCGCCGCTGTGGCAAGATAGAAATCATCTTGAACAATGTTAACACCATTAACATTTTTTAGAGAACCCATACCTCGGGAGGATACGCCTAATTGACCACCACCCTCGATTAGTTTTCTTGCAATATTGCCCATTGGCGTTTCAAGAATTTTAGCTTTGCCTATCCAAACATTGCCTTCTTGGCGTAAATCCACAGTCATGTGAGAGATACGTTCGAGGTTGATTGTTGGTGTATCTGGATGACCCAGTTCACCAAAGGCACGATTTTTATTGATATATTCTTCACTATAACGACTGACTTCTTTACGCATGGTTTCTTCTTTGTACATGCGGTTATTTCTGTTCTTTGTTTCGGCAACGAGGAATGGACCTTCAATATAAAGGCTCTTTTTACCATCCTTTTCTTCCGTAAGGTAACTTACTGTCTCTACGACTTCTTTAATTAGTTTCATGCTCCTAGTGCCTTTCTTCTTCTGAGAGACCTTCTTCTCTTTGCTATTGATTGTCTCATTTTAGCACGGCGTTTAAATTTGGCCTTACGTGCCGCCATTTTACGGTGTCTACGTTCTTGAGTAGACATTCTAACCATTTTACCGCCTCTTATGGTATAACCTTTTACAGTTGATACCTTCTTCCTTCTTTGTACTTTACCACCACGAATACGGACTCTAACTATTCTTGTTCTACCACCTGTTGCTTCTTGTAGTTCTTCCGTTTCTAATTCGTAATCTAATTCTTCGTACATCTCTGCAACTAGTTGAAGTTTTAACTGGTTAAGTTTTTCATTAACCAGTTCTCTTAAACGACTTTTTAGTTGGTCTTTAAGACCTATTAAATCGTTTTGACTTATACTTTCAACTAGGTTTAACATTATGGTTTCAGTGCATATGGACCATAGTTGAATGCTGCTGGGTCACTGAACTGACCACGAGAGTACATATTGTTATTCTTACGGAAAGATAAAATCAAAGTGTATGCTGAGTTTGCAATTGCACCTTGAGTTTGAATACCAATATCACCTCTAGTATTGGCACCAGATGAGTTATTTAAAATGGCAGGTAATTGTTCACCTAAACCAAACTCACCTTGGCCGTTCAAATGGAATATTGTTGCTGCATTTGCATACTGGTTAACTGCATTAGAACCACCACCTGTCCAGAATACCTCTACACCACCAACGTTTTGTGTTGGGAAGTTGACATAGTATTTCATACCTGTCAATTGTAGATCGTAATAACCTAATGTAGTATTACTTGTACTTAATCTTGTGTATAATGGCACACCATTGGCATCTAGAGCACCACTTAATGTATTCGCAACAATACGACCAACATTAGATTCTTGACCTGAACCATCAAATGTTCCTGTCAATTTAATGATTGCTTCAGTATTGGTATCTCTTAGTGTTTGATATGTAAATTTATTTGCCATTTTTTATCCTATTTTATTGTACATGTTTCCAAGCAAAATCAACCACTTTACCAAAATGTTGTTTACTCTTGTTTGCCATGTGTTCTACCTTTTTCTTGTTCTCATCATTCAAAGCACCGTGTACTTTTAATACTGCTTGTGCAGTCTGTACATCTACTTTCATTGTTTTACCATCTTTAAATTTAACCGCTTTGGCGGAATGGTTATCAACAATATGTTTTAAATGATGCATCACACTTTCTTCAATCTGCGTTTCTTCTGGCATCGATGACCATTGTAAAGACTCATATGGTACGGTTACATATTTATTAAGCTTATCTATGTGGTATAAACCTACTCTTTGCCCATTAGGAAATGTACGTATGGCCTTTCTACGCATAATCAATACTGCTGGTGGATCATGTGGTTGTGTATGATTCTGTCTATCTTCTTCAGAGATAAAATCAATATCTTCCAACTGAAGTTCCAATACTTCATTCTCCTGTTCTACGACAGGTTCTTCCTTTATAACTTTATGTTCAGTAATAAAGTTCTTAAGCGTTTTCATCAGCAGTAATTTCTATTTGGTCTACAACTTCTGGTTCTACTGGTTCTTCAGGTTGTGCAATCAAACTTTGTGCAATCTCTTGTTTCTTGGCATTAATATGTGCCGAAACTCTGTCATGAATTGATGCGTAAAGAGCATCACGAAAATCTTTACCATTCTCATCATATGCAAAATCTACAATTGCTCTTGTGTTATCATCAGGCATAATATTCTCCAAAATAAGATATTTATAATATTTGTTTCAACTTAGTGAATTTCGATTCTTGTTGTTGTTCTTCTTCTGGTTCTTGACCACCTTGTTCTGGGTCTGCTGCCACTTGTTGCATCATAGATTGTTGTGCAACATTATTGGTAACACCAACTGGTAATCCAAGTCCCATTTCTTTTTCTTCATCAATCTCACCTTGCATTTCTTTGATTTGGTCATCAGTTAAACGCAATACATTACGTTGAATCCATGCTTGTGAGAAGTAACGGCCTGTATATGGGTCAACTTGACCTAACAAACTTAAACGTTCCTTCATCAACTCTGCTTCTTTTAATTCTGTAAAGTTGTTGTCTTTAATGAAGTCATAAAAGATATGTTCTTTAAATTCGTCCCACTCATCTGCGGTACAAATACCTTTTAGTACACATTGTACACGTAGTGCCTGATCGAATATCTCGGCAAACTTATTACGCATACGATCAACAAACTTGGCAAACTTTAATTCATCACGAGTAATCTCTGATACACGACCTAAAGAAAATCCTGTTGATTCTGGATTCAAACGTGATACAGGTACGTTTAATGCTTTGTATAATTTCTTTTCAAAGTATTTAACATCTTCTAACTCACCTAAGTTTTGGCCACCAGGTAGTGTAGTAATTTCTGTACCTTTGTTACCTTCTCTACGTGGTAACCAGAAATCTTCCATCATCGATAAGAATTTACGATCATCACGAACTTCACCTGTGTTTGCATCATAGACAAGTTTATTCTTGTACTTAATCATGATGTCACGCAAGTATTGTTCTGCTTTTAATTTAGGTAAGTTACCTACATCGATGTAGAATATACGACGCTCTGGAGCACGAGAGATACGGTAGATAACAGTTGCATCTTCAATCATACGCAACTGATTCAGTGGTTTAATTGCCTTATGCAGGTATGATAATACCACTGCACGGCGAGAGTCCATTAACCCAGATACAACAGAAATAATTGAATCTGTAGTGATGCGAACACCAACAGGACCAAAATTAGAAGAACTACCTGAAACCACTTTATCATTGTAGATGTAGTATTCGTTGATGACGTTCATAATATCCACGCCAGTACGTTCATCTTTCTTCTTCTTGATTTCACGAACTTTGCGTAGTTTGCGTGGATCGATATATCTTAATTGTTTGATACCTTGAGTTGGGTTATCTCTATCAATAATGATATGATAATACATTCTACCATCAACATAATAACGGCGGAATATATCCTGTGCCATGTTATTATAATTCATCATTCGTAGAATGGTATTAAATTCTTCTTTAATTGCTTTCTTGATCTTATCTGGTTGATCTAAGTCATCAAGAATGATTTGAATAATTTTGCCATCATCGTCTTGGCAAATTGCTTCATTAACTATATCATCGATGGCCGATTCGATTTCTGGCTGCATTGCCATTTCACGATAACGAGAAATGAGTTCTACCTCATTCTTAGCCGTACCGTCAAGGTCAACGTAGGTGCCATAATAGGCCGCTGATTGTATAGTTAATGCACCATCGTCATTCGTTGGAGGCGAAAAGGACTGTTGTACCTGCGAGTCCTCTTCAGACTTAGCACGAGAGATGGTGAAACCAAAGAGAGAGAATTTATTTAGAGCTGCCATTTTATCCTAAATGTCAAAATCAAAAACACATAAAGGGGGACCTAAGTCCCCCTACGAAATATCATTAAACTTCTGGTCTAAGGTTAGGAGCATATCCGTCTGTAGTTCTTGCTGTCCAGTATTGGTAAGCAAATGTTACAGAGTATTCTTCTATGCTATCATTAGAACCCCAATCTAAATCGATTGGAGCAATGTCAACTGGGAACAAACCAACGAAATCATATTGCTTAATGATGTCGCCAGATTTACCATATTGAACTACTAATGCCTCTTTTGTATAACTTTGTGGTGTTAACGCACCGGCATCACGAGTATTACCTTCGTGAGTATTCAATGCGTTCATCCATCTTTCGAGTGCATCTCTGACTTTGAAATCTTCGTCATTGATAATTTGTAGTGTCCAATCGGTAAATGTTCTGTTGCCAGAAAACTTCAGTTCACGACCAAAGTAATAGACAGGTACAATACCAACTTGTGAACCAGGTAACTGTGCAGCTTTTGCTTTGAATCGAATTTGAGTCTGAGCATCAAGTGCATCTGTATTCTGGAACGTTGTAGGGAAATTTAGATACACTTCAAATAAATTTGGACGGGCACCATCCAATTTCATTTTTGATCTAAAATCGTTTACATTAAATGCCATTTTTTTCTCCTATATCCTGTTGTTATTTATTATGTTAACCGGCGATAGTCGTAAACTCGACACCACTTCCAACAGCGATAAAGTTTAGTTGAATATAGTTAATCGAACGAGTAGGTTTAATGTAAATGTCACCAACAAATTGATTGCTATTAATAACTTGTGGTGTGTTATTTGTATTATCGCAAATAACTCGATAATCAATAATACCTTGACGGCCTTGTACGTCACGCAAGAATGGAGTTACAGTTGCAACAAATTGCGAACGGGTAAAGTCATCATTTTGTTCGAATAATGAAGCTTGTGCTGCTCTAGAAATTGATTTCTCTAACGCAATAAACAATCTACGAACATTGATACGATCAAATGCAGATGGTTTACTTGTTAAGGTCTTGTCGCCAAACAGAACTGTTCCTTGACCTGGTAAAGAAACAACAGGATTAACACCAATAGAATATAAAGAATCTCTATATGCCTTAGATGGGTTCCATGATAGTTTAATTACATTTCTAATTGCACCACGTGATAATCCAGCAGGTGAGAACCATGGATCACGAACTGAATCGGTATAAACGCATAGACCGGCAATATCAGAGTTTAATGGAATCCAACGATAGATATTGTTATAAGAATCAAATTGATATTTCCAACCAGAATCGGCCACGGCATACGTAGATGCTCTAGACAAACTTGATAACCAAGTTTGAATATTGGTTAATGCAGTTGCATCAGATACGTTAACTACTGCTGATTTAGGTGGTGAAACAAATGCAATACAATCTTGTCTTAATGATGCAAGGTCAATTGCTGATTGTTGAACTGTTGTTGATGCATCACCAGTAATAATCAGAGAAATGTCTGTAGTTTCTTTGTTTCCGAATAAACCTAATCCAGTTATAATATCCGAATCAGCAGGAATACCACCAATACCACCACTTAGGTTTGTTGAAATGTTTGTTGCTAATTGGAAGAATGATTTATTCGATGCTGTTGTTCCCCAGTTTGGTGCTGTATTTGAATAATCTACTGGATCAACTGCATAAATGTATGAAGATTGATCGAATATTACCTGTTTATAATAGTTACTAGCACCATTAATCTTAGCATCAATTGCTTTAGATACAAATGCATATGTTTCTAATACAGTACCACTTGTTCCTGTAATAACACCTGTTGCATCAATAACTACAATGTGCATCTCATCGTTTGAACCACCAACAGAAGAAGTATAGTTCGATGTTCCAGGTGCAGCAGTAAAGAACTGTTTGTAACCCCAAGATGAAAATGTGGTTGAATTATCGCAAACAGATACTTGTAAAGCATTACCTCTAGCACCAGGATATCTGGCCACAAATGCACCATAAGCATTTGCGTTATTATTTAAGAGATAACTAGAATAGAATACATCTTCGTTTTGAATTTGTACTGGTGTGCCTGAAGCAACCGCATTATTTGCTGTTGTTGGTACAACACGAACTACCTTTAAATTGTTACCGTATGACAAGAAATTTGCAGCAGTAAAGAACGATGTGCCTGTCTCTGAAGCGGTATTAGAACTTGGTTTACCGTAAAGCTTTCTTAGAGTTATCTCACTGTCAACCAATTGGACTTTATTTACTGGACCCCAAGTAAATGCTCCGGTATATGCACCGGCAGTAGTAAGAGCTGAAGGAACAACATTAGTGTTATCTACTTCGCTTATGCTTACGCCTGGAGATAGTTGAAACGCCATTTTTTTCTCCTTAATTTATTATATGTTTTGGCACCTAAAAATACCATAGTAAGTATTTATGTAAGACTGGTTTTACAATCTTCGCACGGTTTCTCTGATAAAAGCCGCATAGGTTTGACCAGAATCGGCCTTTTCCCATACATCTCCATCCATTAATTCAAATTCATGTTCTAGACCATCTGCAATAATGGGTGCCGGTAAGTTTTCCTCATCGAACTGATTCATGTTCTCCAACTGAATCTGTTTCCTAAGGTCGTGATTTACAATTTCTTTAAAGTATTTTTGAGTGGTTACCCACGCAAAGATTACCAAAGACATAACTAGATCGTCATTTGCATCTGATTCTGCGGCAAATGAAGTTTTTTGTGCAACAAATGTGGTTAATTCGGAATATGTATCAAAGTCATTAATTATAAGTTTGTCACCTTCAATTAAGGCCTTCAGATTGGAACAACCAATCTTCTTAACCTGTGGTGACATCTTGATACCCAACTGAACACCTCTAGCAAAACCACCTGACAATTGTTGTGGTTTCTTATTACCAGTAAATATCTTCCATAAATTTTCGTACTCTAGGTCATTATGTAGGATATCTGCAACCTGAGGTGTATTGTTAATTTCTACCAAAATATACGCATCGTTATAATACTTTGCTGCATTGTATATAACGGTTGGGAATAAGATTGGTGATATTGACGAACTCTTGTAGGTTGCAACTTGCCTGTATGGTGTATGTGAAATGTCTATTACCGAGAAGGCCGATGCATCAAGGTTCTTACCTTCAGATACGTCAACACAAATACAGTACAAATGATCCTTTAAATTCTTCTCATCTTCTTTGATTGGATGTTCGTATATTTTTAATAGATCATGTTCAGACAACGGATCATTATACGTCAACATCTGTAGTTTACCACCAGATATGAGTGTATTAGATGATCCTAAAAACTCTGTTTCAAACTCTTGTGAGAATTGTCGTTCAGAGGTATTTCTAATAGTTTCTTCTCGCCACTTCTGGTCACGACCAGGAACTTGTGACCAATGAATCTCAAACGGAACATAATTACTTCTTTTTGCTTGTGCATCTTGCCACATCTTATAGAACAAATTCATTCCGTTTGGTGTTGACACCATCAGAATCTTTGTTTTGGTACCAGATGTAATAACAGGGTAAACAGATGTGATAAAGTCGTATGCAATGTTTGACGGTACGAACGCAAATTCGTC